ACCTGAACCACCTAAGAAATTTAATATATATGGTGACTACTAAAGACCATACATTACTAGTTGAAAAGTATCGTTCTAAAGATTTAAATAGTTATGTTGGAAATGAACACATCAAAAAGACCATTGAGCAATACCTCGGTCAAAATGATATTCAAAACCTTATTTTCTATGGCCCCGCTGGTACAGGTAAGACGACTCTGGCTAAACTCATTGTTAATAATCTTGATTGTGATTACCTTTATATCAACGCAAGTGATGAAAGGGGTATCGAGACTATTAGAGACAAAGTATCAGGGTTTGCTTCAACAGCTTCATTCAAACCACTCAAAGTGGTTATCTTGGATGAGGCAGATTTTCTTACGATACAGGCACAAGCTTCACTTCGAAATGTAATCGAGACGTTCTCACGTACTACACGTTTTATCATGACGTGTAATTATGTTGAGCGTATTATTGATCCACTTCAATCACGTTGTCAAGTACTTAAAGTTATCCCTCCTAGTAAAAAAGAGGTAGCAGTACACCTTGCTAGTGTAATGGCAACTGAAGGCACAGCGTATGAGATGGAAGATCTAAAAAATATTGTAAACCAATACTATCCAGATCTACGTAAATGTCTTAATACAATTCAGCTATCAACTCAAAACCAAAAATTAGTTATAGACAAATCAGTATTAGTCTCTTCTAACTACATGACACTAATACTAAAAGAATTAAGTAATGCTAAACCTAAATGGCGTGAAATTCGCCAAATCATTGCTAACGCAAATGTTAGTGATTTTGAAGAGCTTTATCGTTATCTTTATGATAACGCTCATGTATATGCAAGTGGTCGTGAAGGAATGGTTGCAATTTATATCAACGAATATAGTTACCAATCCAACTTCCGTATTGATAAAGAAATCAACTGTATGGCACTCATACAAAAATTAATTGAATTGAAATGAAAAATATTATCTCAATAAAAAATACTAAAAATTCACGTATTACTTTCCATTATGAAGGGTTAACTACTAATATTGCCCATTTTGTAATTAAAGATATTAATACCCAACAAATCATTTATTCCGATTCTATCTCAATTAATCCTGGGTCTGACTTTTGGATTGGGATTGGTCATGTTTACTCTTATATAAAAAATATTTCAATTAATTTTAATCTAGATACTGGGGAAGTTTATAATTTTTCTATAAATTATCCTAATAATAATAATAGACATACTGTAGTAAATGATAATCTTTTTTTGTTTGATGGTGGGGAAAATACATCAATGTATACTATTACAGAAGTTTTTTATGATAAAATATACGATAAAGATTATGTTAAAGTAGTTAAAGATGATATAGTAGTAGATTTAGGGGCTAATATAGGGGTTTTTAGTGTATATGCTCAAAATCATCATCCTAAATTTATTTACAGTATAGAACCTTCCTTAGAAACTTTTAAATTACTCACTAAAAATACTTCTCAATTTCCTAATATAAAATGTATAAATGCCGCAATTACAGATATAGATGGAGAATCTTATATTTCGGAAATTCCCAAAGAAAGTGCTATAAATTTTTTAAGAGAAAATATAGAAAATATTACACATGATCCTTCTAAAAAGGTGAAATTTACAAAAGTCCAAACATTTAATATTAATACCTTAATCCAAGATAATAATATTCCTAAAATAGATTATTTAAAAGTTGATATTGAAGGGGGGGAATTAGATTTATTTAAAAGTATTAATAAGACTTATTTAGCTAATAATATTAAAAAAATTGCTATTGAATATCATACTAATGAAATTAAAAATCAAATAATTTCTATTTTAGAAAAATGTGACTTTACAATAGAGAATAGTGAAATTAAAAATAAAAATATTATTTGTGGAATGTTATATGCTTACAAATTAAAATGAAACAATTCCTAAAATTTCTTATAATTTGGATTAGTCAAAATATGGCCATACCTTTCTGGATGGTAGGACACGTTCATTTATCATTAAATGTATACCAAGACTTACACGAAATAATCGCTAGTGTAGGTATGAATATTATAGTAGCGATTGGATTTTATTTAGATTATAAACAAAACAAACAATAACATGGATCAACAACAAATGAACATCGACCTTAAAAACACAGAGTCGGTAGAACACGAAAATGGAAAAGTATGGACTCAAGGATTTATTATCCGTAAAGTCTCTAAATTTGTAGCAGGTACAGCTGAAGACGCTTACATGCCAATCCCAGTATTTTATGATGCTGTAAGCGGTGAAATTTTACAAGGTACATTACCTAAAGAGCTAAGAGATGAAGCAGGTGACAACCCTCTTCGAGTGGTTGAATGAGATAACTCTCTATAAAACAGCTCCTGAAGAAATTTCACAAGATTCATGGGATAAATGGAATTCTTACATGATACATAGATATGTATCTATGAATATGGATTACATAGATGTAGTAAACTATGTTCAAAAGGTCAATCCACAAAGTAAGAAACAAATTTATTCTATTTATCGCGAAATGTTACCAAAAAGAAAAGTCTACCTCAAGTATGTTAAAAACGAAAACAAAAGAAATTATCAAGAACTAGCCGAATATATTGCTGACTACCTAGAATGTAGTTTAGGTGAAGCAGATGAATATATTGATATTTTACAAGATCATGGCGTACGAGGTATTCTTTGGAAAATGGGTGTAGAAGAAGACGAAACCGAAAAGTTAATTAAAAAAGCAAAGTTATGAGCTATCTAACAGAAATGTTACGTAAATCTGCTGAAGCAGAAAAAGCTAAAGCATTATTAACCCTAGACTTACTAGAAAATAGTCCAGCAGGAATTGGTGATCATTCAACAGAAGATTTTTATAAAAATGCTGAAGAAGCACTTGCTATGTTAGCTGATGCTGATGATAAACTAGAGGCTATTGACAAATACATGATTAAAAAGCAAGTTATATAATGGATTTAAGTAATTTTGATTGGGGGTGGATGGATGAAGAAGGCCCTAAAACCCACCAAGTAAATAATTTTACAACTGGAGAGTATGAGCTAGGTACCTTTGGTGATTTTCATAAAAGTCATATAATTGATGAAATATTTACTCAAAAAGCTTATGAAAGATTTTGCGAAGTAAAAGAGGGAGATGTTGTTTTAGATATAGGAGCTAGTGTTGGTCCTTTTACATATTCTATTTTAGATAAAAATCCATCAAAAGTAGTTTGCGTTGAACCCTCCCCAAAAGAACATTCTACTCTAGAAAATAATACTAAAAATGGTCCTGTTACTATAATTAAAAAAGCTATAGGTCCTATAGATGATAAAATTATTCTTACAGATATATTTGATGGTAGTTATGGTCAGAATAAAACCCCAACAGAGTTAGATGGTATTAGATTTGATACTTTAATTAAAGAAAATAATATTGAACGGATTAATTTTTTAAAAACCGATTGCGAAGGGGGAGAGTATGATATCTTTACCCCTGAAAATATTTGGTGGATTAAGGATAATGTAGATTTTATAGTAGGTGAGTGGCATTTAGAGTGTAGTGGAAGAAGTTACCACAAACAATTTAGAGAATTTAGAGATACCTATTTACGTTTATTTCCTAATCATGAAGTTTATTCGGTAGATGGGACTAATATTAAATGGGACTTATGGAATGAACATTTTATTGAATATTACAAACATATTTTAATTTATATAGATAATAGATAAAAAGTTATGCCTGGAAAAAGCCAAGACGATAAAGCATTATGGAATGTTCAAAATACAGGAATTTGGTCTGTATCAACTACAAATGGTAAACCTAATTATGATCCAATGACAGGAGAAAAAAACCCCTATTTACAAGATGAACCCACAATACATTATGGTTCAACGGCTACAGAAAAACTTAAAACTGAGTATCCTCACATTCACTCTGGCTATATGGCTATCGTGGAAGAGCAGTTGGAGCTATTTAGCAAAAAACACCTTGACTATGGTATGTCTAATATTAGTGCTGGTA